CAAGATATCGATATTCTCTTTGGAGCGGCAACTGGGCCGGCAATCATAGCTGTGCCTTCATTCAACTCATGCACGACGTTAAACCCACCGGTTCTACCAACCAATCCGCCAGTAGCTACAGAGCCAAAAGATTGCATACTACCGGCAGCATTAGATTGAGCAAATTTATTAGCAAATTCAGAAACGCCCTTATCGCGTGTAGCCTGGATTAAATTCATAAATTTTAATCTCAGTAGCGGGGCTGCCGATATTACACCAAACCCACTCTCATTATATGTTTTTGATTGCATAGAGTAAGATGGGTATAAGAATTGCAACAGCTTGGAGACTTTTTTTAAATTTTCAAATGCTTCGTCATTATCATGAGATATCACAGTCCACGCCAAGCTTATAGATCGCCTTGACCCCCTAAACGACTCAATTGGATCCATTCTGCCATACACAGTCTCTTGATTCCAATCAGAGTTGTATTGTTCTGCAAATTGAGTCAAAAATGCTTTAAACCGAACTGTAGATAATTCAGTGTTCTTTAGATCAGCAGACGGGATATGGAACCATTCTATTGCCATTCCGGAATTTTCAAATGTTTTTGTTAAATCGGCCATAGTTTATTATCCCTGTACTAAATTAAATTCCCCATTTCTCAAAACATCAACAACTGCAGTTGCAAAAACCCTCTCATTCATTTTCATGACTATGTTGGAAGTTCCGCCACCGCCACCGCCGCCTTTACCACCTTCTGTGCTTGCGCCCATGGACATGCGTATTGTCTGGATCAAACCTTTTAACGGATCATGAAGGTTTCTAGATTCGCTCACCGCCCTAGCATAATTGGCAGCTGCAGCCGCGATTCTGTTTGTTGCTTCAATTGCTTCAGGTGCTGCGCTCAAGTCAATAGCAGTTTCCACTGTTGCCTTAATGCCGGCGGCCACTTGCTGCATCACGTTAGTTTTCGATGTATCAATTTGCTTTGTTGTTCTAGCGATTTGTTCTGCAGCACGAGACATACTAAACAGATTGTTAACAGCACTCTCCATACTGTTGCCAGAAAATGAATGCACAAGGTTGTTAAGTCCGGTACCCATCGTACTAATATTACTAAGAGGCAAAGCCCTTAAATCTTGTGACAACGAGACCAATCTTGTTATTCCGGATACCATGCGGTATAACTCGTTATTGAAATTTTCAAACAATCCGACCTTTCCTGCGGTTGACGAAGCAAATATTGACATAGCTGAATTAAAATCAGCCATACCTTCTGTTGCTGGACCCACATTTGCACTGATTGTACGCATTCCTTGCCCCATACTACCTATAGCAGCATATGCATTTTCACTAGCTGTCCCAAGAGAAGTAATCTGACCAACCATCGAACCAACGTTAGACACCATATTGGATATATCTATCTCGTCCATCGTCTTAAAAGCACTAGCCATTGTGTTGACACCTTGTGCTGCAGCCCAGATGCCGGCACCTACAAGAGCAATTGCAGCACCAAAAGCCGCTATTGGAATTGCTACAACAGCTGCGCCAGTAGCCAATCCTCCCATACCAGCACTCAACCCTCCAACACCCGCTGTCAAGCCACCCACACCAGCTGCACCTGCAGATATAGATCCCACAAAAGTGGAAAGCGGGATCATAACCAGCCTAAAAACACCACCCAAAGCCAGCAAAGAAGGTATAAACATACTACCAGTAGCTTCTGCCATACTAGAAAGCCCATCTAACAGGGGATGTATAAGATTAATAATTCTCTCGATCTGTACTGCAAAGTGGCTCATTAATGCTGCGAACTTTTCTTGTATAGTCATATTATCCCTAGCTCTTTGTTGCAGTGTGCTCAAAGAACTAGCAGCGCCCATAGCGTCCGTTGTAAACTCATTTAAATCACTACTGAGAATTCTCATCATGTCGCCTACATCGCCACCAAACCCGCCAATTTCCGCCAAAGCTTTTCTGAACATACGTGATTTGGCAGTCGTACCGGACATAACATCACCCATCATTCCGGTAGTAGATATAGCGCGCTTCATTATAGCAATTCTTTCAGTATCCGTAGCCATCATCATTTGAATAGTATTCAGATATGGGCCACCCAACAATGCGTTTAATTGACCAACCCTCTCGGCAGCACTTGTGAAAGTATCAAATCCTTGGGCAATACCAACCAACTTTTGCATCTCAATACCAGTGGCTTTCGACTGTGCTGCTAGCTTTCTAAGCTCTGTGGTTGCAGTACCGGCAAACATAGACATTCTGGGTGCTAACATTGTCAACTGTTTTGCTAACTCTTGTGGCGGAAGTCCAATTTTCGACCCCAATTCAGCAAAATCCATTGAGAACTGTCTTGCCTGACTAGCACTCATTCCAAAGGATTTGGTCATTGTATCCATATTTCTTGCAAAAGTTTGGCCATCTATACCAACTTTCTCTAGCATACCAGCCACACCGGCTAAATCCTGTCGAAAACTAGAACTATATCCAGTAAACCCAGACATGCCGGTATATAAGTTGTTAAACGCTGCAGCGCTTTCCTGCATGCCAACCCCAAATCTCCTGTTAGCTTCGAAAACAGCAACAATGCTAGAATTATATTCCTTTCCCGCGCCCGTGGCTCTTCTAAACGCGGCACTACTTTGGTCCAATGCATTGACCATTCCAATCGTTGCTTCCTGGACCTTCATCATTGTCGAACCAACAATATTACCCCAAGACGTTGCCTCATTGACAGCAGCAAAGGTCTGAGATGCAACGGCCCCAAAACTTCCCATCTCGCTTCTCGCGGAGATGATTGAGCCAACAAAAGTATCTCGCCATGCGTTATCAATTCCCGTAAGAGTTACTATCAGCGATTTAGTTTTTGAATGAATATTCTCTATGTGACTTAGGGCATTTCTTCTTGTTTGTAATTCGTCTTCTGCCTTTCTATTTAATTCTTCTTGAGTGGCCACCACTGCTTTTGAGGCTTCAAGTATTTGATTCCATTTAGTGACCTCATCATTTTGAAGATGACTTGTCTCTTTATGAAGCTGAAGTTCTTTTTCTGCCAACTGTGCCATCTGTTGTGCAACTTGAGCTTGAGCGCGCATGCCACTAGCCAACTTGGATTCAATATCCAGCTGCTTCTGCCAAACCTTTCTCTGTTCTTCTAAACTACCAGCCGTTTTAATAGAATTCTGAAGACTTTCCTGCTCGGCCTGATTAATCTTCTGCTGAATTTCTAGATTTTGTTGCTTTCTCTGTAATTGTTCTTTTTGATTATCAGCCATGCATCAATACCTTAAAAGACCTATTTAAAAGGCCATGGAATCCCTGTTTTGCTTTCAAACTTGCTAACTGCACTGTCTAGCTTAAATTTACTTTTATAAGTTGCCGGGTTATTCAAACCCAAATCTGTATAAGCTTCCATATACTTTTTCTCTTTTCCCAATACATTCGCAAAAGCAGATATATCAGATTCTGTACCCCTTACTGAAACAGGCAATTCAACCTGCCCAAACATACGTCGAAGTATCATTTTAACTGCACCACCAAACATTCTAAGAAAACTTTCATCAAGTCTTTGCTTCTTAATGGTAGTTAAATCCAACACAATTGGAGTGGTATCATCTTCGTCATATTTCATATAATTAAACCTCCGGCACTATACGCTAATTATAAATAGTTAAATTTTAAAATAAAGAAATGTAATTGTTTTACTTGAATTTTGAAGAACTTGAACCTTTAGTTTGTGCTTCTTCTAAGGCTTCATTCTCTTTTTCTATCTGACTTGATAGGCGATTTAAAAACCACCTACGAATTTTTATTGGTAGGTTGTAAGCCTCTATGAAACTCCATCCACCATGATATTTCATAATGAAAAATTCTTCATAAACACTTTGTATGTATTCATCACTTAGGCCAAAAAAAGTCCGCTGTAAACGGCACCTCCATATCACCTTCGTGACCGCAATTCTGACAACCAAAAACCTGCGACATATCGATATTGGGAGTGATCTTGGCCATCACATTTCTATAATGCCTCGAATCCATTGCCGGCATACTTTCAATAAAAGACCCCACAACTCCAAGATCAGCGTTTCCGTTAACAGCTACAATGGAAGCTCTAAGTTGATCAGTAAATGTCGATTCACCCAAATTATATTTTTTCTTCTTTTCCAAAATTTGAGTCAGATTCTTTTCATCATGTCCCGTTAACAATCTAACTTCAATCTCAACCTTTGTTCTAGGCAAGGTAATCTTAAACGTACCGCTCTCTGTTTCTGTAACCCCATCCACATCCAAAGCGCCACCGTTATTAATATCTGCTCCAGTTAAATCGAAAGAATACTTAGATGCCAAGCCACATACGGGGCAATTAACGTTCGTATCGTACATTTCCCCATAACCAGTAATTCGTGCAGCAACAATTACCATATTCTTGTCACCAACCAATAAATCATCAACATTAATGCGTTTATCCAACAAGATATTAGAAAGAAGCCGATCAATCACGATCCCCTTCCTAATCAAAGAACGAGAACTCAAAATATCCTCTTCTTTTGCGGTCATATATTTAATCTCAACATTGTCAACGTTGTGCAAAACATGTCCAGCTGGATAGTACTTACCCTTTGAAGGCAATTCCACTATTTCTGTTGGTGTGGAAAAAGACAACGGCATATTAGCCGCTACGTTGCCATTTTCTTCTGTTGCTGTATCGCCAATTGGCATTGGGGGGACGCCATCACTCGCGTGTGACTTATTAATTCTATTTTCGTTATTTCTGACGGACATTTATCACCTCATTCGTTGTCCTATACATTATATACAACATCGAATGAAATTTAAAACGTTTTATTAACCTAAAAGGTTTTTAGATTGCATTCCCGGGACAAATTGCGCGTAATCGTACCTGAAAACAACTGCGATATCCACCAATTCATCGGAATCATAAGATAAGGAACCAAAGTTTACACTCTGAATCCAAGCATTGTGTAGAACCCATTCTTCAATCGTTTGTGCTGATGGAACGCTTTCACGCACACCAATTGGCGCCGTTGCAGTGCCGGCAATTGCAACATTGGGTCCGAGTTGTTTAAGAGAGATATTTCCTAAAGAGCTAACCATGCCAGCTTTTGATAAGATAGATTGTGCTGCTTCTGCGTCAGTGGGATAATTATAACCCGCTCTTCGCGTCAAATCAAGCATAGCTCGCGAAATATCCGGATCTAAAGGGTCGACCAGTGTTGCATTAACAGTGTTCCACTCTAATCTACCAGGAAAATAAAATGTGTGATTAATATATCTGTGTGCGCTTTCTCCGACAGTATAGCTAGGTTTTGACACACTTTTACATACCCAAGTTGGGATATCTCCAACTGTCAAAAGCCATCTAGATTGTCTTTTAGGCATTGCTACGCTACTGCCTGCTCCTGTCCAAAATCCCATTATTTAGTTCTCCTTAAAACTCCTTTTGTTAGCACTCGTACTCTTATAATTAGTTAATTTTTTAATTTTTAATCTTCAAAAGACGCACCTTGATCAGTAATAACAAAATCTAACGCAATAAACTCAATTGCTTTAACTGGTTTCAAGAAAATCTTTCCGTAAACAATATTTCTATCTACCAAATCGGGTGTTGTCGTAGTTTCATCCAACACAAGTTTGTAATCAGCCAATCCGAGACGAGCTTTGACGCTAGACAAGAATGGTGTCACCTGATTTGTAAACTTGGTCCAAGTAGCTTCGACATTTTGCTCAAACAGTATGCTTGCTGCAATTCTAGAAACTTCTTTCTTGAGGAAAATCAAAAGTCTACGAACATTGATTCTATCCAGTGCCGAAGGTGTCATCTGGAGAGTTTTCTGTCCAAAAACAACAATTCCTTCTGCTGGGAACGAGGCAATCGGGTTGATATTGGAGTCATAGAGTTTATCCCGTTCTTCCGATGTCAATCGTTGTCTCACGCCAATCACAGGAATTCCAGCCGCTCCTTGAGAAAGCCCACCCCTATTGAATCCTGCCGGTGCAAACCAAAGTTCATTTGATTTTTCACCATATGCTAAAGCTCCAAGTGCAGCAACCGATGGGGGTGCCCAAAGAGCAGCACTACTAATAGTGTCTCTAAGCTGTACCCATGGCCAATAAATAGCGCCATAGCTTGAATCAAGACCTCTAGTACGCACGTTATTTGTAATGGTCGTAACAGCTGCAGAATCAATTCTTGTCTGTTCAGCACTGTTGTTCTCTGTAAACGGATCATATCCACCATTGATGTCAACAATTGCCAAAGCGTCAGCGCGCTCTTCGCAGGTATTGATCAAATGTTGAGTAAGATCTTCATTTCGAATTCCCGGCATAACAGCCAGATTCATTTCAACAACTTCCGGATCAGATACAGCATCAATAGCTTTCTTAGCTGAATAAAAAGCGTAATGGCTTTTGGCTGTAGCTCCACTTGTACCACTATCTCTGAATGGATCTTTCTCAGTAATATCTAGGCCGTCATAACCACCATGTAAACATGTGGTAAATCGATTAAATCCTTGATCAAGCACCTGCTTATACGTACCGCTAACCGCAGAATACGAATCACCAGTTGCCCGAAGGCCAGACCTATAGAATGCGCTCTTGGCATCACTTGCCGAACCGGTTCCAACATCATCCAATGAGAAAATCCAGGAATATTCGGTCTTAGCAGATTCTCCAACAGAGTGAGTTAAGCCAGACCCAGTGGTCGCAGTATAGCTATTAATACTTTTCGGCATCGTTCTAAGGATGTCAGGTAAACTATTTTCATACCTAACTGAGCTATTCCCGTTCACAGTGGTGTCCACTCCGAAATAAGCAGCATCGGGAGAGGACAAATTGTGATGACTAGCAGAAATTCTCAGTCGAGGGCCAGGGAAGTTAAAAGAACAAGTCAATTGACTGCCATGATCCGCCCCAACAGCTTTTGTACCATCCGGATCTCCGAACCACACGAAATGTGCTGCAGTAGTACCCTTTGCTCTTCCAATATTAGCATTGCCGCCAAGTATAACAAAGGTATCTTCGTCTTTAACCGCAGCATCATTAAACTTAGTGGGAAACTTAGCAATTGCAGCATTTGCAGCAGTTCCACTGACTACTGAAAACCCACTAAATTTTGGGGGTCCGTATACCCCAAATGGGAGGTATCGAGCATCTGCAGAGCCTGCGTCAACTTCTTGGTTCGTCTCCACCCTAATATATTTAGACATATTTGGGAAATCGCCATATTCTCGATATCGCGCCTCATTATCATCCCAAAGCACGTACTTATCACCGATCTTCCGTTTGATATAATTCGTAGAATTCGGGTTTAAATCACAATTGCTAAATCTCTCAACAATTCGCACAGATTTATCGTTATCAGATATAGAGCGGATTACAACGCTAAACGTACCATAAGGATAAGTGTTGCTTGTAGAAGCTTTGATCTCTTGAATCGAGATTTTAAGGTTTCTCTGCGCCCATTCTGCATCGTTTAAACTAAGAAGTCTAAAAAGCTTTTGCATATTATAAGGCTGATAGTTTGCCTTATCTGTTGTCAAATCTTGAGAAATAAACCAACCCGTTTGTGCTTCTTTTGATTCAGCAGACCCCAAATTATAATCAGAGTGATATGCAGAACCAGACCCCAAGCCCAAAATCACGCCCCAGGAGCCAGTATAATCGCCACTTTGATTAACAGTTTCTTTATATTCTCTCTCAAACGTTTCCCCAAGCCAATAATTCTTCTGGTAATCTGCGTGAGTAACCGTAGAATTCGTAAGAATTGGGTTTGTATTAAAGACTTTTCGAATATACTTATCAGAAGTTTCGTCAAAATTAAATCTCGAACGCTGCGCTTCTGTGCCGGCACTATTATATATAATTGTCTCGTATTCGTTTTTGGCTATAGATGCCAGCATCGTTGCACTTCCTGTAACCACATTTTCACCGTCCTGCGGAGCATAGCCGGATAATGCAATAGATCCTTCAGTGAGGTAGAAAACAGCAGCAAGAGTACCCGGAGTGCCGTCAGCACCTCCCGATAGCCGAGCGGATGAGGATCCCCCCAAGGCAGTACCTCCACTATTGCCTGTTCCAAGCTCAATAGCAACGTTATTTCCGGCGGTACCTGCGGCGGCGGTGAGTGTGAGTGTGGTGTTGACGCCACTCTTAATTTCGGAAGTAAGACCGGCAATACCGTTTGTTGTATCCCCTCCTGGAGTACTATGGGTGCTGTACCGCACATCGGCAGTTACACTAGACCCGTTAACGAGTAGGTTCAAATTATTGATTGCGTTGGCGTTATCCGTGAAATGTACATGGATCGTATTTTTGGTAGTTGGCGTATCAATAGTATCCTGAAACTTGATCGTTATCGTTTCGCCAGTACCACCAATAGCTTTTGGTACATTGATCGTTAATGTATCATCAGTTGCTGGTGCTGTAGCGCAGACAATGGCGTCAGCATTAGTCGCCTGTGTTGTGACCGTAGATCCGCTAGTACAAGTGAATAAACCAAAAGCACCACCACCATCATCAGTATTTGCGTCAGTATATTGAGTAATATTCTTTGTTGTTTTCCAACCGGCCAATGTGCCGGCGGTATCAGCATTGCTGTGTTCATGACCCGCGAGTCGCACAACTGTAATAGGAGAACTATTCCTTAACCAAGCTTGTGCAGCATATGCAGCATATGTAGGAGCCGTGTAATTACCATCTCGCCAAACATCCCCACCTTTTCCACCAGGAATTGGAAGACCGAAAACATCAACAAATTCGGAAAATGAGGTTACCATTGTAGGCCGCATTTGCGGTCCTCTTTCGAATTTACCAATCACCACAGGCCCAATAGGTGGTGCCACACCAGGAAGTTGTGAATTGTCGATTTCATCAACAAAAATACCGGGCGATACAAATTTAAACTTTTTAACTCCCATCGATTAAGTTCTCCTTATCCTTATCATCTTAACAATGCGTTAAACATTCTATTGATATTAGTTCATTTCTCTAGTAAATAGTCATAAGAAAGCTGAAAAGAAATTATTTTACTCTCTATAAAAACCTTCTTTGTCAATATGTTCTGGTATATCTCCAACCATAACGCGCTCTCTGGGAAGGGCAATTTCTGTTGCGGATTCACGCACTACAATTTTTGGTTGTTTTTGATTTTTATCCGCTCCAATCAAATATCCTAGGACTTTTACTGTCATAAATGTTTCATATTTCCTCTCTTCAGTTTGTAAAGAAGAGGCGTTGCTTCTTGGGGTTATATCCGATT